TATCAAGGGCTGTAATGCCATCACCTTGCTGCAAATGATCTAGGATCATGGCTGATTGCCCCTTGCCGCTGGCTGGCTTCAACCCTTTTTTATCTGCTGATCGCAAGCCTCCTTTGCCTCTTTAACGCCTCTTGTCCATACCTCGAACAACACTGGCTTATCAGCTTCAATCATGCCAAGCACAAAGTCATTGGCACTTTCTAATGCTGTAATCTTTGACAGCTTCTCGGCAGCGTTCAGCTTAGCGCTTGCCATGATGCTTGTGACCATTTCCAAGTAGCCGTTGACAAACTCATCATCGTTGGCATGGTAGGCATAGGGTTCAGTCTTACCCGGCACCATGAAAGCAACACCTATTGTCAACTTTGGTGGTGGTGCAGGTACTTCGATAGGTGTCACTGGTTGTGGTGCCACTATCGGAGCTGTACGCGCTTCTGGGATGGTTTCAACTTCAGTTTCATCAAGCATTCCGAGTCCACAATGCGCAAGAACCGACCGCCGTATTGCTTTCGTAGTCGCTTTAAGGATGGCATTAGCCAGTCTTTCGCCGACAAGGGTTGAAACATCCACTGCGCCTTGATTTTCTGAAACTCTTCCGTCAGCGCCCGTGCATCGGACGGAGACAATGTAAATTCCATCCACACGTTCCCGATGCGTAATCTGAGTGGATAGCTTGTGGAGCGCACATAGCTGTTGAGTAGCTCCTGCGTTCGCGTAAAGGATTTGTTTTCCATTGAGTGTTAGCAAGTCAAAGGGTTTAGCGGCTGGATCAAGACCGACTTGGCGGCAGCGGTACAGGTAGTAGTCCTGCTTCTGCTGTTCGTTCAATCCTGATAAGTCACCACGCAACACAATGGATGATTGGATAGCAGGATCAAGTGCGACAACTGCCGACTCCCCTGCCATGTTGACTACGTTACTCATGGTTAATCCTTTCTTCCATCATGGCATCTGCTATCTCGTATGCCCTTCTGACAAACTCAGAAACGGGTGCGAATGTGTCTGAAGCTAATAAACCTTGCATTGCTTTAGCCGCAAAGTAATCGCGCACTGACAACCCTTCGCACTCTTGATGACTGCCATCCGGCAACATTCTTTCTTGTGGAAACGCTGGTTCGTTATTCATTTTTATCTCCTATTTCAAAAGGAATCGGCGGGAACCCGGTTGTTCAACCACAAACTTGTCATACATCTCTGGCATGGCGTTCCTGAACAAGTCTTTGGAAAAGGATTTGGTAGGCTTGCTGGCCTTCCAAGTGGCTAGGATTCGCCCGTCATAGGTAGCTAGTTGACTGGCATCCATCATGTAGCCTTGCACTTTGGCAGCTAGGGCATCTTCTTGCGCTTCCAGTGCCTTGCGCTGTTCTTTGACAATCTTCAGCATCTCGCAGATTTGCTCTAGTTCCTGATTGGCTAACAGGCTGTTGCCATTGTCTTGCTTGTACACAATCTTGGCAGCGTCACCCATCGTTACAGGATCAAAGTTCCTAGCCTTAATCCTGCCCCAAAACTGTGCCATCTCTCTGGCGTGTAAATCCCATTGCTCTTCTGAAAAGTGCTGCGGGTAGTGGCAGATTTCCTGACCGCCAAAGCAGACCACTAAGACCACGTTAGGGATACGGTGGACTAAGGATTCATGCAAGCATTGAACACGGTAGCCTGTGTCAACGTCAGTTGTGCCATCGTCGCCATACTTCTTACGCTGGTGGATACCTAGATTCTTGACCTCATAGAGTGTCTGCCCATCTTCTGAAATGTAATCAAAGTGGCTGGCAAGAAAGCTATGTTGCGGATGATAGAGAGCGTAGTCAGCATCTTTGAAATTGATGCGTTGTCTGCGTGCAAACTCGCGCATGATGGGTTCCTGCATTACCAAACCCATTTGCACAGCTTCGACAGCGGATAAGTCATCTAACGGTTTAACGCCGATCTTCTCAGCGTAAACCTCACCGCTTCTGCCTTCAACGAAACGGCGTGCATCGTTAGACCATAGTGCGTTATTACGCACTTCGGGTGAAAAGTCACTCATGTTTAGCCCCAGTTAGTTTTCGTCCTGATCCCACAATAAGACAGATAGCATCAGGCCGACAATTGCTATCAGTCCACCAGCACCCACTAATGCAGCACCGATAAAAGTTATTAGTTGGAAAGTAGTCAAGCGTTTTTCTCCTTTAGCTTGGCTTCGACAGCGTACATAAGCGAAACAGGACTGTGGTAATACTGCTTGCCAAGCGCAAGTGCCTCGTCCTCTGTCAGCCCCACCCACGGACGTTTACAGTACGTCACGACAAGCTTGCGGATAATCAGCCCAGCGACAATGCCGCAGCCTACATAAACCATGTCCATCAAGAATTGGTTATCCATCTCCCAACTCCAGTAGCGTCTTCTCGCACCGCTTCAAGTACCACAGTGCATCGGCCCCGTCTGCCACAGAAGCAGCGAAGTATTCGTTCCCGTCTCTATCCATGCCAGCAATGACAACACGCTCTAGCTTGCCGATAGCGGCCTTCAGAACTACGTCAGGGTCAATGTCCAGCCGAGTAATGCCGCCGAATGGAATTACGTTGTCAGTCATTGTTCTCTCCTTGCGCGGATAGCTGCGGCTGCTTCCAGATAAGTCTTTGCATTGAACGCAATGACAGCACACGCCTCGCGCTCCGCTGCTGCGACTAGGTTGGCAAAGCGTTCAAGCGGTTCAATTGGTGGGCAAGACACAATCCTTGAACTACCATCAGGTGCAATACTTACTGTTTGCTCCAGCCCAGCCTCTCGCGCCATGCGGATAATGTCATCTCTGTTCAAGGCGCACCCCTCTCACGAATAGCAAAGGCACAGTACGCAGCATTACGCGCAACACACACTTTGGCGCATTCCTCGCGCTCATAAGCCGCAGCTAGGTCAGCAAACGCATGGAGGCTGCGCCATTGGTTCTCAGTCGCGCCCCAATCTGGCGGCATAATTCCAGCTTCCGCTGCCCATTTAACGATGTCATCTCTGGTCATAGTTTCCTCTGGCAAGTGAAGGCCTGAATGTCCACTCTGAAGGCCGCAGCAAACCTGCAATCAGAGGCTATACGGCTTTCAGTTTGAACAGCGCCAATGTAGTAGCTAATGATGGCTAGGATGATGGTAAACACTGACCTAGCCCACCACCGATGAATAGCCTCTACGCCTTGTTTAAAGACTTTGGCGATCATGTCGCGTTCAGAAGGGGCTATCACGCATGGCCTCCTCGAACTCTTGTCTGGCTTTCTCTCTGGCGATCTGGTTATCAGCTTGCAGGACAAACCAAATGGCTTTAGGCCCACAGTCACCATCCCTGTAGGACTGGCGTTGAGAGAAGGCAAATGGGTATTCTTCCTTGCCAGTAACTAGGCTGTACTCAGTGGTAACAGGATTGATGCAACGGTCTTTCTGACCATGTTCATTGCCATAGAAGTAGCAATCAACACACAGTTTGATGTCTTTTAGATAAGTCATTAGTGTTCTCCCGTGGCTTTCGCAATAATTGAGCGTATGTATTTATGGGTTTGAGGCCCAAGTCCTCCACGTTTGTCTAACATCATCAATGCCCCCAAAAGCTCAGGCGCAGCAGCAATGAGTCTTGCGTTGGCTTTTTGTTCCTCTAGTGAAATAGTGGCTCTAGCTGGAATGTTGGCGATGGTTGCGCTAGATACGCCAGTTTTCCTGCAAGTAACAGAAAAGGGATGTGTTTTCCAATGGCGCGAGTTGTCATTAAAGCGCCATTGCTCTTTGGTGTAAGTCATGGATAAGCCCCTAAATGGATAAAGTACGGATTAGGCGTCTAGTTCTATCAATTGGAAACGGCGCTCTTTCAAGCGAAGAACAGAGGCAGACAAGTGACGAACGGACTCTTTAGCACGGTCTAAAGCAGCTTGTGCAGCAGCTTCTTGCAAGCGAATACGGTCGATTAGGTCTGTGTCTTGACGAGGATCGAAATGATCCTGAAGGGTGTAAATCATGTGAACCTCCCTAATTAGGAAACGGATAATGTGCATCAGCACACGCACACAATAGTTCACAGAATACACAAAGTCAACAACTATTTTGAGAGATAGATTGAAAGGCATTTGACCCTGTGGATAAGTCTGGGGATAAGTAACGTACTTTCTTTTTGGCAAGTAGAACACCTATATAAATATATCTATACGTTTACTATAGTCTAAGTAAACGTATAGCTATACGTTTCCTATATATATACGGTTACTATAGCTATACGGTAACTATAGCTATAGGGGTTATTGGAATATTGATCTACGTGGGTCAGTTGTTAAAACATCTATCTCTCAAAACATGTAGGAAAAGTCGTTTACTAAGACTATACGGTTTCTATGATCTACGGTTTCTTCAACTATAGAAAACGTATAGCTATAGGAGCGTGATCCCGCGAACACAGTAGGGGCATTTCCGATTTTTTTTGAGGATTCAAATGTCAAAGGAATGAACCTGCGTTTGTTGCCAAACTAGCTACGAATGGGTTTTGCATCTGCGGCTGGCAGCAAAAGGGTTCAAAGCGGTTTTGGGCGGTTTTCCGCATTGGATGAAAACGGAATTGAGATTTTGGGGAAGTCGTCTAATTTTCGTTTACCGTTGACCTAGAAATGGCATTGGCGAGCTAATCCAAAAGCCGGAAGTATTTTGCGCCATGCCTTTGCTTGTCATTTCGTCATTACTAAGGCATCGGCGGTTTACGCCGAATTCGCCGGTTCGATGCTTATCAAAAGCAAAAGTGGAATTGAAGTATTGTTTGCAACCTTGACATTGATTTCTATCGCCGGTTAATCGCATGGTTTACTCCGTTGAAAAGGGGCAGGGAAAGCATAGCATTGAAGGCTAAAAGGGTGAAAAAAAGCCGGTAGCGATACCGGCCTGAGGGAAAACGTCTTCAAAGGGCTTATTTACAATTTACTGAAAAGGGTACCATCACAATGTCACGATGACCCGCAAGGGTTAGCCTTGCGATCAGTTTAATGCAGCGCCAACGGGGGCGCAGCTTTTGGCCCAACGGGGTGCTATATGCAACGGGGGTTTTATACTCCCGAATCTGATAGAAAATCTTTTGCATGGTAGCCCCCTTAGAATGACAGTAGAACAAAAAGAAAAGCCCAAAAGAAAAACAAGGCAAGTAATCCGGCGAGAATCTCAAGAATGATATGCATGGTCTAATTCCTCGCTGATAACTTGTTCAATGGTGCCAATGTCACTGCGAATCAGATTGTTTACTGCATTGGCAACTGCAGCATAAAAAGCCGCTTGGCACTGCAACTGCGCAGAGTTTCCCTGATTCACAGCGGCTTGAGTCCAAGCCCTGTTAGCCGCTTGGATGTTGTCAATGTCTGATAATTGCAGTCTTGCAAGATACGCATTCAAAATGCGCGCATGGTCTATTTTGCTCATGGTAGCCCCTTAGTCAACGTACGCGTTAAGTGTCCAGCCAGCCGGTAACTTATCATTGTGGAAATACAAGCGAACGTCATAAACTTCAGCGTAAACATTGCAAACATCACAATTTTTAAAATCAGTGCCAGTCGGCTGAACGTAGAATGTAGCTTCTGGCAAGTGTTGCCATTGATCAATCCACTGGTCTAACTGGATCACTTCATGGTTATCAAGGCCAGAATAGTCATCATTGATTAAGGCCGGTAGAAAATGGCCTGCTATTGAAAAATCATAATAATCATTAGTCATTGCTTACCCCTTAGAGTTTAGGAAATGGCGTTAAAACACGCCCGTATGCGCCCCTAAAGACGCATACAATCGGGTTTTATGCCGCTATTGCTTCGGTAATCTCGCCATGTTCATCCGCTTGGCTACCAGTCAGATAATCCAGTGCGTTTTGTGCTTTAGCTGCTGCTGAGAGAATGAATTTTTTGTCATTCCGCAAAGCCTGTAGCCAATTTTCAATGTAGCCAGCATGGCGCAAGTCACCGTCGATTCCGCACTTAGCGCAAAGCATGGCAGCACCCAATTCTGCTACTAGCTCCTCAAAAGCATAATTTTCGCTGCCGAATCTGGCAGGCGTGATTCGCTTTAATCGCTTTTCATGGCCTGAAGCGTGTACGCTTTCATGTAGCAAAGTTGCATAATAATTTTCACGGGTATCAAATGCCGCTTGCGGCGGCATCACAATGGCGTCAGTGCTAGGCCTGTAATAGGCAGAATCACCTGCGTGTGTTAAACCGCCGGACAATTGCAAACGATTAACTATTTGATCGGCCTGTTCGCAAGGGTTCCAATCTACTGCTGGAATTTCAGGCATAGCAGGCAGTTCAATGCCAGAGCATTGTTCAATGTTGAAAACATAGTAATGTTTGATGAAGGCATAGGCAGAAGTTACCGATTCGCCCTTGTCGCCGATTGTTTCCCGCCGGTGAACATTCCAATAGACAACCGGTGTTCCCTTTTGATCTGCTAAGACGCTACCGCCAAGCTGTTGCGCTTGTTTGAACGTGACGTAGTAAGGGATTGCAAAGGGTTGCATTGACAGCCAGAAATGGTTAATACCGCGATAAACCGTACCACTAGCCGGATTGAACGGCATCCCTTGACCTGCCTGCCCCTTGAGATAACGCCACGGTTTAACCCACGGCGTTGCACCCTTTTCGAGTTCGGAAATGATGCGGTCGGTAATTTGCTGCGCAATGTCGATTTTCATGATTAGCCCCTGATGAGTGTAGGAAAGCCAGTTAACGCACTGGCAAGCGGTTTGATGATTACTTGATACGCAAGCGGCCTGAAATGCCCCTTGCTTGCAAAGTGCAAATAATTTGCTGAATGACAGCTTCGCGTGTATCGCCTAAGAATTCGACTAATTCACCCTGTAATTCGGGAACATTGGTGCGAATAGGCAATGCTTCGCACTCGCCTACCCAATAGGCACGACCATTGCCGTTACATTCAGAGAAAACGTAAGCATTAACGATATTCATGATTAACCCCTTATGATTTAGGAAATATGCACTTAGTGCATAGGTTCAAATATAGATGAGTGTGCGTATTAACTCAAGGCCTACCTATATATATATAGGTATATATTTTTCTATTGGCTTGTATATAGGGATATATGCAATCTATTAGGGATTGTCGGAGTGGTAACTTTGCATATATTGTCAATCCTCGCTCCCTTGTATATTTATTAACAAGGGGTAGAGGGGTTGTTTACCATGCAACATTGTCTATTGGTCAATTACCAAAGGGTCAACGGTGCCATTCATGCAATTGACAGCATGACAAGGGCATAGGTCATTCCTATCGGGCATGGTCAGGCGATAGGGATTGGTCTGTTATCTTTGTGGCAACGCGATGGGGTTTGACCCTCCGTGGTTGCGCGCCCTATTTCATCCCCCGCACCAAGAAAATTTACGTTTTCTGGTTTCCCCGCCCCAAGTAAATTTGGCTTTTCCTAGACGTTATTTATGGTACAGTTGGTTTACTGTATTAACGGAGGTGTGAATGTATGAAATAGATAGCGATGTACCGATGCCTGAAGTTAAGGTTCGGCATAACTACCCGCATGAGGCTTTACAGGTGGGTGAGAGTTTCTTTGTGCCGGGTGGGAATATGAATGTGCTGTGCAATTACAACCGGATTCGGGGTAAGCGGTTGGAGAGGAAGTTTGTGTGCCGTCGGGAAGGTGACGGTATTCGGGTATGGCGAATTGAATAGGGAGGCTTTAATGGATAGCGATACATTAAAAGAGATATACGAAGAGCATTTGAAAAAGGTTGATCCTTGGAAGCATCGGTCTGAAGGAATGCGTTGCAACACTTGTATGTGGTTTGTACCAAAACAACCGGATGCAAAGCTAGGTTATGACCTTGGTCGGTGCCGCCGCCATGCGCCAACAGTTGATGGCTACCCGGTAGTGTTTGTGAATGATTGGTGTGGCGATCATCGTGTAGATGAAAACAAAGTTTGAATAGGGAGGGGCTATGTTGAAAGCAAAGAAGGCGCACGCCTTGTTGGATCATTTGATAGCTGCATTTGGGTTAAAGAATGATCGGGAGTTGGCGCGTGTGTTGGAGGTGCAGTCTGGGTATATCAGTCGGGTACGGCATCGGCATTTGCCGGTCAGTGCGCAGTTGATGTTGGGGATACATGACGCCTTTGGATTGGAGATTCGTGAGATCAAGGCTTTGGCGCAAGCGGCAGATGGACAGTCCTGAACGCTATCAGGAGGAGTTGTTGTTGTCGCGCCAGATGTTGCGCTATGAGATGAGGAATGCCATTGCCGCACAGGATGCCAAACAGAAGAGGGCGTTGGTAGCAAGGTGGAAAGAGGTGTATCGCCCTGAGATTGTGCGAGAGTTATTGGCGGTGGCTAAAGACTACGAGGCGCGGTACAGGATTGCTAATTGGAACTTAGAGGGCTTTGACAATGAGCGACGTAAAACAAAAAAGTTTTGAAGACATTACCGTAGTTGCCATTTATGGTGATGGTCGGGGAAAGATTGCACTGCCAGCATTGAGAAAGACTGCCGACGCACTGCCCGGTTGCAAGTCGCTGTTGATTACCAATACCGAGTTAGACATCACCTTCATGCACCAGAAGATCATTGGTGCGCCCTTGGACTATCAGGGGTATTCCGAGTTTGTGATGTACGCCCTGCATAACTACATTGAGACTGACTACGCCTTGATTGTGCAGCATGATGGTTGGGCATTGAATGCTGAGAATTGGAATGATGATTGGTTCAACTATGACTACATTGGTGGCCCTAGTCATGCCGCCTTACTACCCAATGGTGAGTTCTCCACCATGTATCAGTGGTGCGTGGATAAGAAAGACTATACCGGTGCTTTGATTGTCCAGAATGGTGGCTTCTCCTTGCGTAGTAAAGCCTTCTTGGAAGCACCTTCTAAGTACGGCATCATGCGCCGCCACTTTCCTGAAGCCATATTGAACAACGAGGATGTGCAGTTATCGTGCTTCATGCGTCCTGCAATGGAAAATGTGGGGATGCGCTATGCGCCATTAGAAGTGGCTAAGTTGTTTTCCTTTGAACACTTTGGCCCAATTCATAATGGCATGAACTCGACCAAGATATTTGGTCATCACAGTCGGTTTAGACAGTTGCTCTCTAACGGCGAGATGCTTTGGAAACTGACGGATGAGCAGACACAGCAGATTATGGGTGAAGTGCAGGCTAAAGCCATGTTCGAGCAGCACTACGGATACACCATCCATGCAGTTTGATCGCAAGAACTTCTATCGCTTCTGCCGCCAGTTAAGGATTGAGTCCAAAGAACAAGGCATGATCACCTTGGGTGAGCGACTGCTTGGCACCCAAACCTATGTCATGGATGAGGTAGCGCGTGGTCTGCAAGATGACATCCATTTCTTTGTGGTACTGAAAGGGCGTCAGCTTGGTATTACCACCATATCCTTGGCACTCGACCTTTACTGGCACTTCATCCATCCCGGTATGCAAGGAACGCTGACAACTGACACGGAAGAAAACCGGGAGCAGTTTAGAAGTACGCTCTCCATGTACATGGATGGCTTACCCAAGCAGTACAAGATTCCACTGATGAGCCACAACCGCAATCAGTTGGTACTGCAAAACCGCAGTCGTATGTTCTATCAGGTGGCGGGTACCAGAGCCAAAGGTGGGTTGGGTCGAGGCAAGGGCATTACCTTCTTGCATGGCACGGAAACGTCTTCATGGGGCGACGAGGAAGGCTTGGCTTCTCTGCTTGCGTCCTTGGCTGAAACTAACCCGCTTCGTTACTATATGTTCGAGAGTACGGCGCGAGGCTTCAATATGTTCCACGATATGTGGACAACTGCCAAACGTGCGCGAACACAAAAGGCCATTTTCTGTGGCTGGTGGCGTAACCAGTTGTACATGGCTGATCCCAAGTCAGACATTTACAAGGTGTACTGGGATGGCAAACTTTCGCCCGAAGAAAAGGAGTGGACGAAAGACATCAAGAAAATGTACAACTACGAGATCAACTCTCGGCAGATTGCTTGGTGGCGCTGGAAGCTGCATGAAGGTTTGAAAGACGACGGCCTGATGTATCAGGAATTCCCACCCACAGAGGACTACGCCTTTGTGATGACGGGAACCTCCTTCTTCTCGACCGCCCGTTGTACCGACGCCATGAAGGAAGCTAAACGCTCTCCATTCATTTCCTACCGCTTTAGCATGGGTGCCAACTTCCAAGACACCACGCTGATCCAAAGTAGTGAACGATTAGCCACGCTAAAGATTTGGGAAGAACCCGTACCCAACGCCTACTACGTCGTGGGTGCTGATCCTGCCTATGGATCGTCGGACTGGGCAGACCGTTTCTGCATTCAGGTGTACCGCTGCTATGCCGATGGCATGGAACAGGTTGCAGAGTTTGCCACCTCGGAGTTAAATACCTTCCAATTCGCTTGGGTGATCTGCTATCTGGCTGGCGCTTATGGCAATTCCTTGCTCAACTTGGAAGTCAACGGCCCCGGACAGGCCGTGATTAACGAGATGAGGAACCTAAGAAGGCAGGCCATGTCGTTGCCACCGTCGGAAGCCCGACACCTGAACGACGTTTTAGGCAATATGCAGCATTATCTCTGGCGGAGAAACGACAGTTTCGGCATTAGCAACAGCATTGGTTGGGTGACAACGCATTCTTCCAAGGAGCGAATGCTGAATTACCTGAAGGATTACTTCGAGCGCGGGATGTTGAAGGTGTATTCGGAAGAGTGCATTGACGAAATGAAGGGGATTGTGCGCGAAGGTGGCACGATTGCCGCTGCTGGCAGGTCAAAAGATGACCGCGTGATCGCCTCAGCATTAGCTACAGCCGCTTTTGCAGAGCAATTACAGCCAAGATTGATCGCAAACCGGGTAACTAGAGACAAAAAAGAGTCAAAATCCGACGAAAATGAGCATGGTGGGCAGGTTCAGGTACAAAAACAGGTGTCAAATTACCTAAAAGCACTGGGTTTTTGATGATTACGGTACTTTCCATCGCTGAAATCAAGCTAAGACTGCACAATATGCGGCTAAATCGCAAAAGAGGCTACTCAATGGCTGAATTTGCGAAGTTGGCAGGGGTGGACTATCGGAACATGAAAAAGGCCTTTTTTGAGTTAAAAATGCCTGTTTCTGAGACCACACAGCGCCGTATTTCCAAGGCTTTGCTGGCTTTGGAGAACGGCGAGGCCGGTATGAGGATGGATATTGCTGGCAGAATGAAGCTGGACTACCACCCACCCAAGGATTTTGGCAAAACGCTAAAGCGTGGCTACACGCTAGAGATGAATAACGGCAAAATTGGCTTGTCCGTTAAACCCATTAACAAGTACGACTATACAAAACCACATTTGTTAAAAAAGTGAGGGGCTAACATGAGTGTATTACATGATTACAAGTGTCCGGTGCATGGCTACTTTGAAAGTCGGCAGGCAGTATGTCCTTCTGGCTGCACCGATGTGCAGTTAGTGTTCTTGCAACCTGTCGGAATTGCCAGTGATGCAACGAAACATAATGACAAAACGCTAAAACAACTTGCGCTAGACTTCAAGATGAGCGATATTAAATCGACCAGAGAAGGTGAGGCGCAACCGCCGCGCCATGCTACGTCCAATAATCCGTTCGCACCCCGTTGGGGATCGCCTGCGGAACTGGGTGGCTACAACCTTAACTCGATTGCGGGTGAGTCAGTATCAGGAATGCAGGCGGTCAAGCAAGCGGGTACGAATTTGAGTGGCCCGAAAGTGGGGTCTTACATTGCCGACCATGAGAATTTACAGATCAAATGAGAATTCCTGAGAACCCAGTTGATCGCCAAGCGTTCTACATCGACATTATGAACAAGTGTCTGGTGTCTCAAGGTGAACGCCAAGCACAATACTCCACCCTACGCTCCTACTACCTATTCGGCGCTGATCAAAACTCACCGCCTGCACACTTCAATAAAATCTATCCGCACATTGATCAACTGTCTGCCTTTATGTACTCGGCAGACACGACGCGCTTCTCCATCAAGATCGGCGCGTCTGTGCCTGAAGTGTTCAAAAAGAAAATTCCTGCGCTGACCAAAGCATTGCACGACTACTGGACTGCTAGTAACGCAGACCAAGTGTTCGGTCAGGCATTGAACTGGGCGTTTTGCTACAACTCCACCTTTGTCAAACTAATCTGGCGCAATGGTATCCACCCCTACATGGTGGAACCCGGCGTGTTTGGCGTGCTACGCGAAGACACACCGTACACAGACCGCCAAGAGGCAATGGTGCAAGAGTTCTACATGACCAAATCGGAACTCTACTCACGCCTGTACTCGCATGAAAAGCGTGACGAAATCCTAAGTCGCATTGCGTTAGCTGAACAACAAACCAAGAAGTACCCTGAAGGCGTTGAGCGCCTAGTCACTTCTGCGGTTGATCCGACGATCTACGGTAACGTGCAGATGAATCTGGCTGGCAACATGACGTACACGCCACAGATTGCAGAGCCTACCGTCAAGATGCGGGAGCTTTGGATATACGACGATAAGGTAGATGATTACGTCTGCGTCACCATTGCTGATCCAGACATCGTAATCTATGATCGTGCATCCAAGAGCCTATTCCTACAAGGTGAGCAGCCGTTCGTTCAAATCTGCCCATCGCCTCAATACGATTACTACTATGGGCAGTCTGAAACGCAGCGTCTTGTGTTCTTGCAAGAGATGCGTAATAAACGAACCGGACAGATACTTGAATTGCTGGACAAGCAAGTCAATCCACCCAAGGCGTTCATTGGTTTCCAAGGAATCTTGGATGAAAAGATGTTTGCGCTTAATCGTGCCAACGGCATGGTGGCGTCCGATATGCCTAACGCCAAGGTAGAAGAGTTTACGCCAAACATTCCGAACGACTTGTTCCGCGAACTCGGCGAGATTGACGCTATGTTTGCTGAAGCCTCTGGCATTACCAGCGTACTGTCAGGTCGTGGAGAAACTGGCGTTCGTAGCCAAGGCCATGCCTCGCAGCTTGCTCGACTGGGTTCTTCCCGCGCCAAGAAACGCGCATTGACCATTGAAGACAGTCTTGAGAAAATTGCAACGCTGTATCTGAAGATGATGATGGTCTATGACGATACGCGCTACCGTGACGAAGATGGCAACGAGTTTATTGCCGCCCAGTTTACGAATGACTTTGTTGTCAAAGTGGACGCACATTCCAACTCGCCAATCTTCATGGAAGATGCCAGAGACTTGGCCTTTAGCCTGTTCAACGCTGGCGCAATTGGCAAGGCCAGCTTGCTGGAGATGGTCGAGCCACCCATGAAAGATCGACTGGTGGAAGAGGTTAAGGCAATGGAAGCTGCCGCAGCGATGCAGCAAATGATGCAGCCGCCTGCCGCACCGGAAGGTGGCGCACCAGAGCAACCCGAACAACCACAACTGAGGGCCGTGTAATGGATCAACGATCAGGCGCAATGAACTCCCAGTCCATGCTGAAAAGCGGGGATCAACCTCGCATGACGCAGCGGGATATTCAGTCCACCCGGCAACCACCGTCGATGAGCTTTAACCGTAACGCCTTCAAAGGCGCTAGTAGAAATATCGGCACAAGAAGCACTAGCCGATAGTAAAATAGCAACGGGCAACATTTTGCCCCTTTTTTTAGTTGACGCGATAGTTAATTTATATCTATCGTTCGCGCAACATAGGAGTGCCAAATGGCTGTGAAACCACAGGACATGATGGACTTGATGAAGGCTGATCAGGGAATGGGTGGCGAACCTGCTACCCCGCCTGCTTTTGAGCAGGAGGAATCCACTGCGCCGATGGCAAGCCCCATGAGTACGCCTGAACCCAAGCGCGGAGAAGAAGAAGCTGCGCGACTGAATATCATGATGGCGCTAGACATGATGCAACAAGCACTAGCCGCCTTCGATATGGGTTCGGAAGAATCCAAGACCATTGAAAAAGTGATTGCTGAGATTACTCGCCGCTTTGGTGAGCGCGAGTCTGATTCGCGTCGCTTGATGCCTTCTGAAATCATCCAAATGATTCAGTCTCTACCACAAGCGGGTGGCGCTACGCCGGGGCAGAGAGAAGCAATGTCAGCGCCTATCGCGGGAACCACCGCACCACCACTTCCAATTTAAGGAGCAATCATGGAACTTTTTAAGCCAAAGGGTGCAATGACCGTTCGCCGCCCGACTGACAACTCGCAGATGAATGGTCAAATTTACAACACGCCTCGTTTCTCGGAAATGGGTGGCCTGTCGAATGCTTCAAAAACCGGCAAGCGCAACTCCATGACCATGAGCAAGCCGGGCGACACCAAAAAGATTTACTAATTCATTAAGGGGCTAATCATGAGTTTGGAAAACTACTCTTCTGAAGCAATTGCGGAGTTGGCAGCGCTCTCCGAGCGTCTGTCTTCTAATCCAAAAACTCGCAATGCGTTCCTGCGTCTGGCAAAGGAAGTTAATCCTGAACTGCCTGTGCCAGAGCTGGAAATGGAAACGATGGTCAATGAGCGTACTTCGGCAGCAGAAAGGCGTGTGGATGAGCTTGAAAAGCAACTCCGCGCCCGTGAAGTGCGTGAAGAATTGGCTCGTCGTCGTTCCAAGCTGAAAGAAACGGGTATGGCACAGTCTGATGATGACGTCCTTGAAATTGAGAAACTGATGACCGAAAAAGGTATTGCAAACCATGAGACTGCTGCGGATTACTGGCGTCACATGAAACAGTCGGCAGTACCGACACCCGGTTATCCAACACCCGTGATGTCGCGTATGGACATTAAGGGTTATATGAAGAATCCGGTGGCAGCGGCTCGTGAAAACGCGGCTGCGGCTTTGGCTGAGCTTCGCAAGAATCCCAAGCCTATCGGTTTGTAAGGGGCTATTTTTAAACTTCGGAGGTAAATTATGCCTATTGGTGGCGGCATTCTTCCGGCTTCGGGTACTAATCAGTACAACGAGTTGACCTACGTCACTCGTCGGGCATTTATCCCGAAGTTGGTCGTACAAATCTACAACTCGACGCCCCTGATGGCGGCACTGATTGCTAACTCGCAGACTGCCTCCGGCGGTGTGTCGTCAGTTTCGGTTCCGGTTCAGGGTTCCCAATTCGTGAATGCTCAGTGGTCGGACTATTCCGGTTCGTTCGCACAGCCTTCCGTTCAGCAAGGTGCTTACCAAGCTGAATTTAACCTGAAGCTGCTGGTGTCTCCTGTACCGTTCCTCGGTATGGAAGGTGCAGTTCAGCAAGACTATGCAATCATCCCTCTGATCGAAGCGCGTATGAACGACGCGACTAACGTCATGATGGATTCGATGGCAACCGCGCTGTACACCAATACCAGCAACAACCAGCAGTTTATCGGCCTACCGGCTGCGGTTGACGATGGTACTGGCACTGCAACCTACGGCAACATCAACCGTAGCTCAAACACTTGGTGGAAGTCGAAGCAGTATGCGGCAGGTTCGGTCAACCCGACCCGTCAAAACGTACTGCAATACATCTCCGGTACCGTGAAAAACGGCGCTGAAGTGCCGACTTTTGGTGTTTGCGGCTTTGGTACTTGGACATTGCTGGCACAAGATTATGTAGGCCAAGAAAACTACATGATCACTCCCGGTTCAGGCTTTGATGGCGATGCCAACGGCCCACAGGCGGCTTTCCGCGCTTTGATGGTAGCCGGTGTGCCGATCTATCCAGACCCGTATTGCCCGGAAGGTACTCTCTACCTGCTGAACACGAACTATCTCTCGCTCTACATCCATGAGCAGGCATCGTTCGCCTTCACTGGCTTTGAGTCCACGCTTCCGAACTTCCAGATTGGCTACGTTGGTGCAGTTCTGATGATTGCAGAACTGGTAAACACCAAGCCGAAAGCCATGACGAAGATTACGGGCTACAACTCTTTGAGCCTGTAAGGAGGAAATCATGTCTCTTGCTACTAATAAAATCATTCTGGCTGGCGCTCAGAGCAATACTCCGGGTGCCTATTTCCAGACCGTTACTGTTACCGCAGTCGATTCGGGCAATGGCACTGTCATTCCGGCAGGTATCTACGTCATGTTCCCGTCGGCTAACGTCACTGTGCTGGCTTACGACGGTTCGTCTAACGCAACCGTTATGGCATCTAACACAGGCGGCGTAGTGATTTCGGATGGTGTCAACGTGTATGCCAAGAATTCTTCTGGCAATGCAACGGTGACGCTGTTGGACATCAACGGCGGTCAGGCTGCTGGCGAAACCTACGCGTAAGGGGGAGCTATGGACGCAAATGCAGTCGGCAGATCGTATCCAGATTCGTTTGGCAACTATCGCTTGGCAGAGCAGACGGGCGTAAGCCTTGCTGCTACCGGCGATGTCACGACTCTGGTTGCGCAAGCCGCAACGAAGTACATTGTGCGTCGGATAGTTCTGTCTAACTTCAGTGGTGATGCAAGTGGTGCCAATGTGGGTGTCTTCACTGCCGCAAGCGGTGGAGGCACTGCCATTGCAGCCGATCAGACTTTGAGCGCCGCAACTGGTGCAACCAAGTTTGATGATCTGACATTGGCTTCTGCTGCAAACACTGATGTTCAAACTGCCCGAGTGCTTTACGTCAACTGTTCGGTCAATGCCGCAGTTACTTGCGATGTTGCCCTTTATGGAGATATTGTCTCGCTATGACCACGATCTTTGTTCGCAATAACGGTTCTGAAACCTTTTCCGATGGCTTGGATGGTACGGTGTACCACTTCGAGCCGGGGAAAGAGGTCGAGATTCCTGAAATTGCAGCAAAGCATATCTTTGGTTATGGTGATGACAATAAAGAGCCGTATCTAGTTAGGCTTGGATGGATGAAGATGAGTAACCAGTTTGGTCTAGCAATGGAAAAACTGGCGCAGTTTTCATTTTCCAAAGAGTCTTCTAAAACCGTCCACTTGTCAGCCCCAGTGGTGGAACGAGTAGCCGCCCCAATGCCTAAAGCAAAGGGTGCGGCGAAAGTTGCAAATCTTAATGCTTAATCATGGCAGATACGCTGTCGGACTACATAACGCAGACCCGGCGTTTATTACATGACGTTAATGCTAATTTCTGGACGAATGCAGAATTAACGGACTACATAAACGATGGGCGTAACACCCTTGTGCGTGACACAGGGTGTAATCGCGTTTTGCAAAACCACACAGCGCCTTACGACGTCGAGACAATCAACTTCTCTGACCTACCCGAAGGCAACAATACCGTTGATGTGCTGAATGTGATCCTCTATTGGGGGAACTCGCGCATTCCGCTGTATTACCTGCCTTGGACAGATTTCAATGCACAGTTGCGTTACTGGCAAAACTACAATGGACGCCCAGTTGGGTTCTCCATGTACGGGCCGAAGAAGATTTTTATTGGCCCAAAGCCTGATCAAGCCTACCAAATGGAGATTGATACGGTAGTGCTGGTTGATCCAATGACCAACGGCGCAGATGTTGAGACTTTACCCACTCCATTCACAGAAGCTGTACCGTTTTACGCTGCTTACCTTGCCAAATACCAAGAACAATCCTATGGTGAGGCAGAGATATTTAAGCAAGAGTACACCAAGCATGTGATGGAAGCCCTGAATACGACCTTTACCCGCAGATTACCTACACCTTACACAGCGGGGTACTAACATGGCTGCGGCAGAGCAAAAAAAGAACTATGCCGTAGTTAAGGACTTCAAAGGCGTAAACACCAAGAACAACCGCACCGTCATTAGTGATGGTGAGTTTAGCTGGCTTGAGAATATCCAGCCAGTTGGCTACGGTAATCTAAAGATCGTTCCCGGCAATGAGCAGCTTGCGAACGTCGCATTTGCTGCCAACGTGACCTTCATGGGATCGGTCAACATTAACAACAATGAATACGTCATGGCATTTCAGAATGACGGTTCGGCGCAGTACGTCAACATTACTACTGGCGCTCAAGGCAACATCGCAGCCGCCAATACCTTCTCCAATACCGATGTAATGATCACGCAGTGGCGCAATGAACGCGCCCTGATTATTGACCCGGCAAAGGGTTACAAGACGTGGGATGGTGCTAATCTAACGTCCATTGGCAGCGTCAATACTATTACCATCAATAACGCGGGTAGTGGTTATCTGACATCCAACACGACGGTGACGTTTAGCGCACCCGATGAAGCCAGTGGAATTCAGGCAACGGGTACGGTAACAGTTGTTGCCAATGCAGTATCTGAAGTGATTGTGACGCAGCCGGGTACAGGCTACACCTCGCCACCGACGGTAACGATTGTTGGCGCTGGCACCAATGCCAATGTGACTTGCACGGTTTTGAATCAGAGTGGTACAGACATTGCCACCTTCTCAGGCCGCACTTGGATTGCCCAAGACCGTACCGTGTTCTACACGGCAGCAGATACCTACAATGATTTTATCAATCTGAGTGCTGGGTTCATTACGCTGTCTGACTCAACCCTACGCACAACGATTACTCGTATCCTGTCTGCTAACAACTTCTTGTACATTTTTGGCGAAGACAGCATTAACGTCTTCTCCGATGTGCGGGTGGATGCGACTACAGGCGTTTCTCTTTTTACTAACACCAACGTGTCTGCCTCCGTTGGCTCGGCATTAAAACATGCCATTTTCCCGTACTTCCGTTCCGTGCTGTTTATGAACGAGTACGGTGTCTATGCGCTGGTAGGTGCAACTACCACTAAGATCAGTGACCCGCTGGACGGTGTGTTTCCGCTGATTAACTTTAATCAAGAGATTACGGGTGGTCAGTGCCTAATCAATAACATTCTGAGCGCTGTCTTTAACTTTAAGTACAACGATGGTGGTACAGAGCGTTGGGTGCAGGCGGCGTTCTTTGAGCGTAAGTGGTTCTTTACCAATCAGCTAACAGATTGCTTTTATGTAGTGCCAGCGTTTAAGGATGGTTTTATCAACCTGTATGGCACGACAGGTCAGAATTTGTATCAATTTTATGAAGACAGTGCCAATGATGTTGATATGATTCTGAGAACTGCCTTGTTGCCGATGGGTGATCCTATCCGTGACAAGCAGGCATTAAAGATTGGCATTGAAGCAACACTAGGTAGTGAGCCGATTATCTTTGATGCGTTTGTGGATTCCGAGTCGCAGCAGTCGCCAGCCATTGAGTTCTCCAATGCAATTATTTGGACGAACAATGTTGGCAATCCAATCTTTTGGAGCAACAATTCAAGTGCATTGATTGGTTGGGCTGCGGCAAACAGTGCGGGTGGTGGATACTACTTGTACAAGAGTGATGCCAAGATGTTTGGCAAATACTTAGGCATTACGCTCACCGGCAGCGTGACGCCATTTACGATTAACGGTTTTGAATTTGAGCATGAATTGAGAGCGAGGTTCTAAATGCCAGTACCTAATACATTTGCCAACGCTACTGCGACGATTCCGCTGTCACAACTTGACGCGAACTTTGCCACAACGATTACGTTAGGCAACACCGCCATTCAGCTAGGTAATACGGTTACGACGTTAAACGACATGACGTTGGCGAACGTCAACATTAGCAGTGGCATTGTGACTGTAACTAATGCAACAGTGACTACGGCAAATGTCACGACTGCGAATATTGCAACCGCTGAAATTGCAAACGTAACCGTTAGTGGTACAGGTACATTTGCGGCAGGTAGCAACACAGCACCGAGTATTACGACATCAGGCAACACCAACACGGGCATATTCTTCCCTGCTGCGGATACGATTGCGTTCACCGAGGGTGGTGTTGAGTCGATGCGTATCACCTCCGCAGGTGAACTGCTGGTGGGTGGGACTACGTCGATTAGTTCTCATGAAGCAATATCTGTGCAAAGAGAAAATGCAACACCAGTAATAAGTACTTTTAGAAACGATACCTCTATTGCATCTGCTGACCTTTTAGGTGCCATTCAGTTTTTTGGCAACGACACAACATCAAATACACCTACAGCACTCTCATATATTTATGCCACCGCATCCGGCACTCACGCCGCAGGTGATAACCCAACAGACATAGTCTTTGGCACAACGCCTGACGGATCGGCAACCGTAGCGGAAGCAGGGCGCATCACTCAATCCGGTGCGTATGTTCTCAAAGGTGGTACGACGACTGCTGCGGCTGGTGTGGGTATTATCTTTCCTGCAACGCAAGTGGCAAGTGCAAATGCGAACTGCCTAGACGACTATGAGGAGGGGACTTGGACACCGAGTGTAGGAGGTGGTTCTGGAACTGCATATAGCACTCAGCAAGGCTGGTACACAAAAGTTGGCAATTTGGTTACAGTTGGATTTGAAATTGAATTAAATACCAAAGGAACTATTACGGGAGGCGCAGCAATAGCAGGGCTTCCATTTACGTCAGGTAGCGCGCCAGTTAGGACTTCTGGTGCTTTGTCTTTAGCAGGCAATACTGGTTCGTATGTTTCTCAAGGATTATTTGTAGATGCGTCTTCGACACAGATTTCAATTTACACAAAAACTGCTGCGTCAACATTTACAAGTCAACCGACAGGAACAGATTTCTATACCGCCACGACGCAAATTATTGGTTCAGTTTCGTATCACGTTTAATTATCTACACCGGACTAGTGTAGACGGAAAGGAAAACACATGATTACCAAAGAAACAGTTGTGGATCAAATTACCGTGACCGAGAACGGCATCGTCCTCTATCGTGAAGCCACGAGAATTATCGAAGACGGCAAGGTGCTGACACAGACCTATCACCGCACTAGCCTGACACCTGGGCAAGACCTTGGAGGCGTTCCAGAGAATGTTGCAGCCATTTGCAACACAGCTTGGACATACGCTGTGGTGACAGCCTATAGGGAAGCGCAAGCAGCAGCAGCTAACCGTTCACTATTAGGACAGCCGGAGGATTCCAATGGCAGTTAATGCACCCTTTACTAGGACAGGTAACACTGTCGTTATTACGGCTGCGACCACCGCCCCTAATGCAGTACAGGCTATCTCTACGACGCTAGGTGGCAACCAGTACCGGATTCTAAATGCTGGTGCTGTGACTGCTTTCTTGGGTGTTGGTACGACAGCGGTTGCCGCTAATGCTGCGGCTACAGTAATAACGTCTTCAGGTGAGGCAATTCCTTTGTTGGCAGGCACAGACGAAATCATTACGTTTTTGCCTAATGCTTACTTTACGGCTGTGACCAACACAAGCAATGCTGTCATTTACATCACACCTGGCGATGGAAATTGACAAATGTTAAAGACCGTCAGTAATTACATCAATGTCATCGGTGCGCTTGTTTACAAGGGTACTTGGAACGCTGCGACCAACAGTCCTACGTTGACCTCTAGCGTTGGTGACAAGGGTGATTACTACGTTGTTAGCCAAGCAGGTTCGACTAACCTAAACGGTATTACGGATTGGCAAGTCAACGATATTGCGGTATTTAACGGTGCTGTTTGGCAGAAGATAGACAATACCGATGCAGTGTTATCGGTTAATGGGCAGACAGGCGCAGTGGTACTGACAGCCCCCGATGTGGGCGCTACGCCGAATACAGCTTATGTGTTGGCAGGCACGGGCTTGACTGGCGGTGGACAGTTAATTGGCAATGTCACGATTACTTTGGCTGATACGGCAGTAGCTCCCGGCACTTACGGTACAGCCAGCCAAGTATCTCAAGTTACGGTTGACGCTCAAGGTAGGATTACCAGTGCAGCCAATGTAGCCATAGCCATTGCGAACTCGGCGGTGTCTGGCCTTGGCACGATGTCCACTCAAAATGCCAACAATGTGGCAATTACAGGTGGCAATGTCAGCAGTGTCACGCTGGATGGCGGCACTTACGCCAACGCCAACATTACCAGTGTTGTAACGCCTTTCCCGAACAACTACCTAGCCAACAGTTCTACAACACTTGGTAGCACGACGTTAACCTTGGGCGGTACGGCAACCAGTGTCGGAAACCTGACACTATCGAATACCACAATTACCAGTGGCAACGCCACGTTATCGAATGTTACGGTAACATCCAACCTCAATGCTAATTTAGCAACCAGCAACACAGCGGCAATGCCTGATCCTAGTTTGCCGCTGGCACCAGAAGGTTACATAACGGTCTATGTCAACGGAAGCGCCAAAAAAATCCCTTACTACGGAGTCTGAAAGTGGAACCGCAATTCCTCATCAACATTCTTTTTGCAGCCGCAGGAGCCGCTTTTGGGTGGATACTGAACAGTATCTCGCGCTCAATCGTGAGGATCGAGGACAGAATGGCAGAGATGCCAATGATGTATGTGAATCGTGATGATTACCGATCAGACATCCATGAGATTAAGGGAATGCTTGGCAAAATCTTTGACCGCTTGGACGATAAAGTGTCTAAGTCAGACGTTATGAGATAAGCAGGTATGAGCCTGAACATGGATGCGCTGGCTACCCCGATCTTCGGGGAGCCGGATAGCCTCCGCGATTTCCTGTTTGAAAACGGTATTCAACATCAAGTCTTTTGGGAAAGACTGACTGACGCTGGCTTCTATGTGCCACGCTACCCCATCATTGATGCCGACCCGCAAGACCTTGACGATTGGCTGTTAATACATCAACAAGAACACCAGTCCTACGCCACTATTCTTAACCTGAACGATCCCTTTAACCTGCTTGACTTGGATTTCAACCAAGAGGATGACTTTTACGATTGGGTAAATAGTCACCTGTTAATCCATGAGCAGATCGCCAGATCGCTAGGCGTGACGTAAGTTATTTGATAACAGATTTACAATAGTTTTAGGCCAAAAATAGGCCATATAAAGTGTTATTTTGGCTTGCTTCTAACGCTAGTTTTGCTTGACAATCCTGTTTATGGTGTTGTAACCGCTACTCCGGTGAGGTGATTATGGTTCAAATGGTGGACAGCCGAGAACAGGAGCTAAGTCCAGAAGATATTGTGGGAATTGCCGCAATGAATACGGATGCAGGCGTTAGTCGTGGTCAGGCCATTGCCATGATCAACGAAGAGCTAAAGATGGATGATTGCTTGTTTATCCGTCAGGGAAATACGCTTTTCATTGTTCATAAAGCAGCGCCTCGCGTGGGTTGGTTCCGCGCTTTGAATGCAGATGCCGCTGGCAACTTTATCAAAAACTGCGAAGAATTCATGCGTGCCTGTTACAAAATGGGCTTTGACACGATGGCAACGACCTTTCGTGACCCTACCATCATTCGCATTTTCCGCACGATTATGAAAAACCCGCCTAATCCTGAGATGGGATACAACCTGCGCGAAACCGATGATGGTCAGTTTGTTGGGATGATTAAAACGGGGCCAGCAAGAGGGGGTGCGCAATGAGTGCCGTTCCAATTGTCGGAGATGTTATTAAAGGCGTCGGAAACATCATAGAAGCTGTTGGCGATATTGTTGAAGACGTTGTTGAAGTAGTCGTTGACGTTGTTGACTACGTTGTTGAAAACCCTGAGGTTTTAATTATTGCCGTTGCCGCGCCACAGCTTTTGCCTAGCATTGGCATAACAGGTATTGCGGTTCAACCTGTGACTGCTGGTTTGATTTCAGCGTCACAAGGTGGTGACTTAGAAGATATTGGTAAAGCTGCGCTTGGATCATTCATTGGTCAAGGCGTTGGTAGCGCTGTAGCTGGTAAAGTTGGTGGTGCAATTGGCGCTAAAGGTGCTTCAACACCTATTCAAACTGCTTTAGCAAACACTGTTGGTGGCGCTACCGGTTCTGCCGCTGGTGCTGTAGCTACAGGAGCAGATGTAGGTGAAGCCGCATTGATGGGTGCTGCTGGCTCTGCTGGCGCATCCTTGGCACGTTCTGGTGCTGTTGAATTAGGCCAACAACCACAAGGTTTTGTTGGCGACGTTGCCGCTGATGTTGGTGAAGCCGCAGGCCGCACTGCTGCTGGTGGTGACTTTAGACAAGAATTAGCTGGTGCTGCATTAGGTTCTTTGACTAGAGAAGGCCAATTAGCACTTGAAGAGTTAAGAAGCAGACCAGAAACCGCTGCAACTAAACAAGCGATTGCCGCTTTCTCTCAACCTCGTAGCCCCGGTGTTGGCAGGCAGCTTGGTGAAGCTACCGCTGGTTTGGGCATGAACCCTGTTTTGGCAGAAGACATAGAAGGTCAGCCAGTTCGCTCAACAGAAGTTATCGTAACTGAAGGCGCACCAGATGTTCGTACTGGTCGCACTATCCCAAGCTCACTGCCATCAGGTAGAGCTAAAGCTGCTGGCACCGCAAGCGGTGTTACAACCACTGCAACTGGTGGCATGGGTGCTGGTGAAGGCGGTGGTGGTAGAGCGCCGGAAGAAATGACGGGCGCTGAGTTGCTTGAAACTGCTGCGGCTGGTGAGGAAAGAGAACGTCTGCCAGAGGTTGAGGTGGAAGATGAGTTGATTGAAGAGCCAATCGACTTTACTAAGTTTACTGACGAAGAGTTGATTGAGTATCTGAATCAAGAGTTTCCATTGACTGAACCTGAAGCTGTTGAGCCTGATTTCAGACCAATGGATGTCAGACCAGCAAGAGGAAGCATTAGAAGAGCAGCACCAAGTTCAATCAGTCCTCGCGTCGTAGGCACTAGCCCAACAGCAGCAATCGTGGGTGAAAAAGAACCTATCTTTGGTGGTGAGGAAGACGCACAGCAAAGCGTATGGAATACCCGTTCCTTGCGTTTAAGAAAGGCACTAGGTGGCTAATATGAAAATACTTGAGATGATGGTTGGCAGTCGTGGCATGGGTGATGCCAAAGCAATGGCTGAGATGCTACGTCGCATGGGGCGTCGTGGTGACACCATGCTTGCTCACATTACGCCAGAAGAAGCCGATATGCTGATGGAAGCTGGTGGTAGTGGCACCATCAACCCCATGACTGGCCTGCCTGAGTTTGCTCGTCGTACTGACACTTACTTTGGCTTTGAGCCGGAAACAGACACTTTCCGTGTGCCAGAGCCAGACATTGAGCCAATAAGTCCATACAGCTTTCGAGCTAATGAGCCAGAAGTGCGGCTAACGCCACCTGATCAAGTTGTAAGTGCAAATGTTAGACCGCAGCGTGAATATGCTGATGTTGATTTTGCAAATTACTTACCAAGACTTAGCCCAGAGAGTTATGCGGCTGCTGATCTTGGTCAAGCGCCCGGCATTAGCCGAACAGGTTTTAGAGAGTTGCCGCAAGAAGATTTAACTACTAGAGCTGCAAGACAAGCGACTGGGCCTTACATGGAAGACCGGGCAAGATTCCCCGGTGCTTTTGGCGAGGGTTTGCCTCAATTACGCACATTGACCGACCAAACTGCTGCGCAACCTGCTGGTGAGCCTTCGCTTGCTCAACGTGCCGAAAGAGGTCTGAATGAGTTGCAAGATTTGCTAGACCGTTACCCGAATCTGACACGCGCTGGTACTGCGGGTGCCAACATTCTGGCGCAAGCCTTGATGTTTAATCAGGCTAATCAGGCAATGCGCCGTGACATTGAAGCTACTCGCGCTGCTGCCCAACCTTTCCGTCAAGCACAGGCTGAAGCAATGGGTCGTGCGACTGGCGAAGGCTTAACCCCAGAGCAACAGCAAGAGTTAGAGATTCAGCAAGCCCGTGCGCGAGAGCAATTAGGTCAACGTGGTACGCCAACAGGCAGTGCAGCCGCAGGTATTCTGGCAGCACAGCAGCGTCGTGCGCGTAGCCTAGCCCGTCAAGAGAGCTTTACCGAAGCCTTGCGTCTTGCCAACATTGCAGATCAGTATGACCGTCGCGCACTAGAAATGGAATTGCAGCGTGATCAGCAGTTGGCACAGTTGTTTGCTGGCATTCTAGGCCGTGAAGTACAGCAGGCACAGCGTACTCAAGCGCCTGTACCAGCCGCTACCGGGAGGTAATTATGGCAGTTGATACATTGAGCGATGCACTGGGTACGGCACCGTCCTTAGTTAAAGGATTGGGTGCGCAGTCCACAATGAAAGGGCGTGCAGACTTTGCGCGTAGCAAGTTAGGCGAAACCTTTGAGGCTGGCGCTAGGGCTGAAGAAGAAGCGGCTAAAGCACAGTTTGGCATTGAACAAGGTCAACGACAGAAAGAAGCCGCAGCAGAGCGCGACTTGGCAACTAAATCCAGAGCAGAAACAGCGACGCTGGAAGCTGGCCTTCAACCTTATTCGCAGTTTGAAGCGCCGCAGATCAAGGCATCGGACTATGCGAAAAACGCAGGGATGCGTCTTTTATCTTCTCTCATTGTCGGAGGACTAGGTGGTGCCTCTGCACGCGCACAGTTGGTTGCTATCCGTGAAATGCAAGATGCTGAAGACCGTGTGCAGGGTGAAAGATTCAATGCTGCCAAGCTGAAGTTTGATGAGGCAGATAGGGCGCGTAAGGAGCATAACAATATGCTCAAGGATCGCTTTGACCGTATGCTAAATCTGCTTTCCAAAGATCGTAATGCAGCAATGGTGGAAGCCAAGCTGATTGAAAGTCAGACTGGCAATGGCCTGATTGCTGCACAGCTACGCAAAGGAAACTATCAGAAAGCCTTTGAGCTATTTACAAAAGCTATTGCTGCTTCTGATCAGGCTGATGCTGAACTAGAAAAGCAAAAGACTATCTTTGAACAAAAGAAGGCTTTGAAGCAAATTCCAAGCGCACGCAGTGGTGGTGGTGGCACAACCAAAGTTCAGCAATTGCCAGCACAGCTTGAGAAAAAGTTAGATGAGATTGGTACTACTTTTGTAACGCTAAACCGTGCTAATCAAACCAGAAAACCTGAGTATTTTGGCATTGCACCTTCGGATGAAGTTGCCAACATGATCATTGCTGGCGTTGAACGTGGCTTGCCAGTCGGTGACATTATGCGTTCAGTAGGTTCGGCTGCGCCTAAAGTTACGCCTGACACAGTGAATTGGTGGAAAGACTACCAAGCATTTGTGGCGCAAGTGCGTAATAAGCTGTTTGGCGCAACCTTGACACCGCGAGAAGCTGAAGACTTCCGTAAGTTTACGTTGAGTCCTGCTACCGCACCTAACGTAGCAAACAACTACTTTAACAATCAGATAAGTATTATCAAGAGCGCCATTGAGCGTGAGCGCACTAAGGCAAGATCGCGTGGCGTGACAGATGAAACAATCTCTGCTTACTTAGACATTCCGCAAGATCAGACGGGTGGCCCTCGTATTCCAACGGTAGATACGCAAGCAGAGTATGACGCTGTGCCTCCCGGTGGTGAGTACATTGATAAGCAGACAGGCAAGCGTGCTAAAAAACCAATGAGGTAATCATGGCAAGAGATCGTTTTGGTGGCGAGGTAGTCGATGAACAGCCTCAGACTGACCGCTTTGGTGGAAGTCTAGTAGAGCAGATTCCCGGTCAAAGCGAGGAAACGCTACGCGCTGCTGCTAACTTGCCGCCTGAAAAGCGCGTTGTTACTAAATCGCCATTTGAGACTGGCTTAGAAGCTATGGCTGCTGTGCCAATCTTAGGTGGTGGCGCACGTTTAGCTCAACTTGGACTGCGTGCTTATCCAAGACTTGCGCCTTATGCAGCCCGTGCTGCTGAAGTCTTCATTCCTAAAACTGGTACAGAGTTACTCAAAACAGGCGCTTTGACTGGCTTGGGTGGCGCTGCTGCACAAACAGCAAGCAACCTGCTGCCGCCAGAAACTAGCCCACTTACTCGCTTTGGCGTTGAGACTGCGGCTGGTGTTGGCAGCGAAGGTCTTGCACGTTCACTGGGTGTTGCTGGTCGTGCCTTCCGTCCGCTGGTTCCCGGTGGTGTTGAGCGTGCCGCAGAGCGTGTAGTCAGAGCAATGACGCCACAACAAGTAGCTGCGCTACCTCAAACCGTTGAATCTAAGACTGCAATGGTGCGTGCTGCGCAAGAGAAATTGCGTGGCAAGCCAATGAATGAGCCAATTGATGCGGCAGAAGTTGCAAGACTGCTAAACATCGAGTCTGTTGAAGGTCGGCGTCGTGGTGAGCAATTGGCAAGTAGCTTAGTTGCTGGCACTGAAGCGCGTCTTGCGCAGATTAGTCAGCCTCGCACAATGGAAGCTATCGGTGCTGATGCCCGTAAGCTGGCAAATGATCGCTTGCTGCAACTAAAAGCAGAGCGTGAAGCTGCGACTTCAGCAAACAAAGAAGCCATGCTTGCTGATGCAAGAAGGAAAGAACAGTCTGGCGTTGGTATTGAAAGCACACAGGCATTTAGAGATGCAACCGCAGCACTGAAAGCCTACGAAAAAAGTCCTCAAGGTCGAGTGTTGCTAACTAGCGATGCCAAGCCACAATTTGATAAGCTGCGTCGAGAGTTGACTGGCATTACTTTTGACCCAATGACAGGGGAAACCAAGAAAACGCTAGTTGGATTCGAGCGATTGGAGCGCCTGCGTAGGCAGCTAGGAGATCGTGCTTCTGGCTTGCCTGAGACTGGATATGACGCATTAGGCCAGCAAGATGCTAGAGAGTTAAAGAAGCTGGTTGAAAACGTCATGGACGAATTCACTGGCGGCAAGTTTAGAACGTATGTCAAAGAGTACGAACGTCTAAGCCAGCCAATCAACCAGTTTGAGACAGCGGTAGGCCAAGCGTTGACTGCGCCTAGCCAAGCAATTCGTGGCGAAATGGCTACGCAAGCCTCAACCTTGGCTAAGAAAATCTTCAGCACACCGGAGAATGTGGATGAGTTTATTAACTTTACTGGTGGTAATCGGACTGCTGTTGAGAATCTGGCTAGAAATTATGTAAGCGCAGAGCTTGCTGGCAAGACACCGGCACAGATCAATTCATGGTTGAGAGCTAATCGTGAGTGGGTGTCTCGCTTTCCGAACATCAATAAAGAGTTTGCTGACTACGCACGCAAGGCAGCACAGACTGAGCGTACCGTCGCCAAGACTGGCAAGCTAACTGAGCAGCGTGCAAGAATGTTTGAGATGGGTGGAACTCAAACACAGCAAACCGAGAGTTTCAAGAACCTAATCATGGGTACTGGCAACGTGCGTGATGTTGCCTCTGCTGCCAAAGTTTTGGGTAGAACACCTGAAGGTACTGAAGCATTCAAGGCTGGCGTGCGCGACCTGATTGGTACATTGCCTCCGGGGGCAATCGAAAGAAGCTACCGTGATCGTATCAAGCCTTCCATGCAGGCTAGTGGCTTGTACACGCCAGATGAGATTCGGTTTGTGGATGATGCAGTGGCAGATATTGTTTCCATTCAGACAGCTATCAGCCGTGCTTCTCAAAACATTGGGCGCACACCCGGTACAGAATCCTCTGCGCAAGAGCTTACTCGCCTGATCAACGACGAGTTGGCGCAGGTCAAGAAGGGTGGCGCTGTGGCTGGTTTGTACACGGCTGGACTGGCTGCGCTGGCTAATCGCTTTGGCGTGTTGCCTGAAGTCGGTGGTGCAGTAGGTGCGGCGGGTGGCTTTGGCGCTGCACTTGCGCTAGATCGTTACCGCCAGTATGTTGCCAACATTCGTGCAGCCGTTAGCGACATTGTGACTGATCCAGTCAAGTTAAAACAGGTGATGAAGGCTCCCAAAGAGCAGCGTCAGGGTGTTATTGCAACACTGATCCGTCAAACCATTGGTACGCAGATTGGCACTAGAGCGCCAGAAAGGATTGAAAATGCCCCTAATGAAAGGTAAAAGTGCTAAAACCATTAGCAAGAACATTGGCGAGATGGTTCGTGGCTTTAAGGAATCCGGCAAGATTGGTACGAGCAAGCCTGCAAGCGTGCGTAAAGCTGTCAAGCAGGCTGTGGCGATTGCGTACTCAAAGGCTGGAAAATCGCGTATGAAGCGGGGGAGCAAGCGATGAATTACGACAATGGCAACACCAATGACAAGATGAACTCTGGCGTGGAAGAATTACGCCGGATGAAAGAATCTGCCAAGCAAATGGCAGACAAACGAGGTGGCCCAATGCTGGTAAGTGTTCGGACTACCATGATGCGTCAGAAACGTGACAATCGGAAAATGGAGCGATGAAAAAACAAAAGGGGCTGAATCCAGAACTTGAGCAGGCTATCTATGACCTACTCAAGCAAACGATGAATGATTCAACAGCATCACTGACAGACAAGACCAAGGTACTAGATAGGGTCTTGAAGCTAGAGCAGATCAAGCAAAAGATCAGTGACGATGAATGGGGCAAAGGATTTTTTAATCCTGACGATGAAGGAGATGAGTGATGGTTGACGGGGCTGCTATTAGAATTATCAATGTTGCAATGGATATATTGTCACACAAGGCTTTAACCTTTTTGGCGTTGTTGTTTAGCTTTGTGTTGGCTTGTTGGGCGATGGTAGTACCAACATGGGAAAGGATGGCAATGGCAGGTTTCTTTGCTGTCTTTGTTTACTTGCCGTGCATGATCGTTGAAAGGAAATCGCATGAAACTTAACATAAACAAAACCAGCACGACGGTGATGATGTCGAGCGAGAATCATAAGGGCAGCGCAGGCGAGGCGTATCGTTCCGCTTCTATCTCTGACACCTATGGTCGTGGCAAACCCACTCGCACTAATCCTATGGGCTTCATGGGTATGCAGTGCTTTTCTGGTTCTCCTGACCAGAAGAAGTCGCCAACATCCAAGCCCGGTAATGCTGGTGGTGGAAGGATTATCTAATGGCTAACAATATTGCCTTTCAGCCTATGGGGAATTGCGTGGTAGCAACTGCTGCCACTGCAAACACTGAGGGTAATGTTGTCTCGATCACTGCGGTTAGCCCGGTCAATCAATACTTTGTATTTAACCCGGACAAGAATGATCCAGTGTTTGTGGCCTATGGTCAGACTGCCAACATTACTGCGACTATCCCAACAGAGAATGGTGCTGCTGTGGTGGCAATTGCACCGTATGCGGAGAAGGTATTTACTGGGCCGCAGGTTGGCCCCGGTAAGACTACCTACGTTCGCATCATTGCGCCTCACAACAATGCCAAGCTGTACATCACGCCGGGAGAAGGTTTGTAATGTCGCTCGATCCTATCAGCGCTATTCTCAACATTGGCAGCAAGGTCATAGACCGTGTGTGGCCTGATCCAACGCAGGCCGCTGCTGCCAAACTAGAACTGTTTAAGTTGCAACAGTCTGGTGAGTTGCAGCAGATCATGGGGCAACTAGAGATTAACAAAGTGGAAGCTGGCAATGCTTCCGTTTTTGTTTCTGGTTGGCGTCCTTTTATCGGTTGGATATGTGGTGCTGCCTGCGCTTGGAACTGGATTGGGATTAGCATTGCCAAGACCATTGCAGCGTTTGCTCACTACGACATCAATCTAAGTCCTGCCGACTTGTCTGAAATGCTGCCGGTGCTAATGGGAATGCTAGGACTAGGTGCCTTGCGTACCGTCGAGAAGATTCAGGGAGTGGCGGCTAAATGATGGACTGGTCAAAGTACCCCAGTTTTCAGGCCATTGAGTTTGACTGCAAGCATTGCGGTAAGAACGAAATGAAGCCTGAGTTCATGGAGAAGCTGCAAGAGTTGCGCACCTTGTATGGCAAGCCCTTGCGGATTACTTCTGGCTACCGTTGCTCAAAGCATCCCATTGAGGCTGCTAAGAAGACCTCTGGCGCACACACGACGGGTCTTGCTGCTGATATTGGCGTGGATGGTAGAGCTGCGCATGAAGTCCTAACGCTTGCTGCCAAGCTAGGCTTTACCGGCATTGGCGTGCAGCAAAAGGGCGCTGGTCGATTCATCCATGTGGACACGGTACAAGCGCCACCTAGACCAAACGTGTGGAGTTACTAATGGCTAAGAAAGGTGTCAGTCTGGCTATTGGGCGCGGTGAGAAGCTACCTGTGAGCAAGGGTGCTGGTTTGACTGCGAAAGGTAGGGCTAAACTTAACCGCGAGACTGGCAGCAATCTAAAGCCTCCTGCGCCGAATCCAAGGACGAAAAAGGATGCAGGCCGCAAGGCTAGTTTCTGTGCGCGTATGGCTGGTGTAGTACGCAAGGCTAAAGGGCCAGCGACACGGGCAAAGGCTTCGCTACGTCGCTGGAACTGCCGATGAGTCATCAAGCGCAGTTAGACTTTGTGGCTGGCTTGCGTCATAAGTTTCCTGAATACTTCATTCGCAAGAGCGTTCTAGAAATAGGCAGTCTTAATATCAACGGTTCAATCAGACCATTCTTTGAGCAATGTACCTATGTTGGGGTTGATCTTGGCGAGGGAGCCGACGTTGATGTGGTGGCTAGAGGGGAAGACCTCACCTATCAAAATGATAGTTTTGACGTTGTTGCAAGTTGTGAATGTTTTGAGCATAACCCTGAATGGGTGGCGACGCTAAAAAACATGATCAGGATGGCGTCAGGTTTGGTATTCTTTAGCTGTGCTACCACTGGACGCAAGGAACATGGCACACCACGCACCAGTCCGGCTGATGCGCCATTCTGCGGTGACTACTACCGCAACTTGACCGAAGAAGATGTGCGGCAGGAAATAGATTTGTCAGTATTCAAAGTCTATGAATTTATAAGTAATGATACGGTTCACGACTTATACTTTTGGGGGATCAAATGAAAGAAGGACTCTATAGCAATATTCATGCTAAACGTGCCAGAATCAAAGCTGGAAGTGGTGAGCGCATGAGAAAGCCCGGAAGTAAGGGTGCGCCCACCGAAGCTGCATTTCGCAAGTCAGCCAAGACTGCACGCAAGACGAAACGCTAATCGCTGCTGGCCTAGTCTTCCCTCTAGGCTTTCACCCCGCCTTCCTCTGGCGGGGTTTTTTTCACTCAGCACCCATCAAGCCGCCTTCAAACAGATAGGTTCCCATGTGACCCATTTGGCACCAAGGTGCCGCATAAATCTTGCCGCCAATCTTGCGCCACTGGTGACAAAAGAAGTAATCCTCTGACAACAAGCGTTTGCTCTTTGGATCAATGGGATCAAGGAAGAAAGCGTAGATTTCCTGCCCTGCCAAGTGCGTCATGTCGCTAACGTAGGTGTCTGTGTGAGGCTTCAATTGCTCAAAGACATCACGCTTAACCAGCATGAAACCAGTACCAAGGGCTGATACCTCACATGGCTGATCTACTGGCACGGTAATAGAAGACTCGCCTTCTAGCAGATTGACCACAAAGCTACCTGTGTGGTTTTGCAAGTTCTCTTTGCCATCCAGCACCGCTTGCTTAACCAATTGCCAATTGATTTCCTTCTTTGGATAGATTCCACCTATGACATCAACATCGGCCTCAAGCATTTTGACTGCATCCTCTGCCCGAAACTTGATGTCAGCGTCAATCCAGAATAGGTAATCAGCATCTCCTTGCAGGAATTGATGCGCCATGTTGCAACGTGCGCGAGTAATCAGGCTTTCATTGAACATAAAGGCGCAAGAAGTCTTGTAACCCTTGGCACCTAAGACATTGATCAGGTTAATCAACGACTGAACATATACACCAGTACACTGCCCACCAAACATTGGCGTCGCTATAAAGATATGTTTATTTGACATGAGTCCACCTTATTCCTGTTTTAATTTGATTAATTGACGATGTTGTAACGCCATATTCCAAAGACAAAGATTTAACCGAAACACCCGTGCCTAACAGGTATTTAATGTCTTTGACATCAGCTTCAGTTAATTTTGCCATTGGATTGCGCTCCCCAATCGTGCTGCGTCCCTTCTTTGCCATGTCCTGCAAGTTTTGCTTTTGAGTACCTAAAAACAGGTGGGCTGGATTGACGCAATACACGTTGTCGCAAGCATGGCAAACATACATACCTTCCGGTATTTCTCCGATAAAGGCTTGATAACTTGCCCTGTGTGCGTAGTGTTTTCTGCTGTGGCTTTCAATCTGCCCATAACCTCGAACAGTAGTTGTACCCATCCATATCCAGCAACCGGCTTCAGGGATTCGCTCGACCTTGGATTCGATTCTTTCTTTAGTAATCTCTTTAGTTTTGCTCATGTGATCTCCGTAAGGGTGGGGCGTGCCACAGTGACGCTGCGCCCCGCAACGCTCCTAACTACCTTCAGGCGAAGGTTCATCCTGTGGCTGATGGGGGGTTAATTCGTTACCTAACAGAGTCAGTAAGTCGGGAAGTCTGAGCATGGCTAAAGACTTATTACCATCCTCACGCATGATCACAAGGGGTATTTGACCTATCTCGCAAGCCTTCTCTGCTTGCTCCATAAAATCATACACTGCAATCTTGCGTCTGCGTTTGCATTCAATGAGATATTTGCCAAGGATTAAGTCACCTTCATCCGACACCTGATACTGCTTCAGGTTGCGACGAATGCGTATGCCTAGCTGATCAAATATCGCATTGGCGACTTCACGTTCATAGCTTGCGCCACGCTGCCTGTTAAGTTTGCTCATGGTGGGGGTCGGGTACTCGCTGCACTGGCTCTATCCTTGACGACGTTAATCATCAAACCAGAATCCGCTTTCCCCGTTAAAAGTTAATAGCAGTTTGTCTGACAGCTATTGCCATAACAGCACGTTGTGCAAGTCACACAACGACCGCTATCACAGTAGGTATTGTAAGTGCAGCTTGCCCAAACCAGTGGTGCTGTAATCGCTAACCATAGCGCAAATAGGTATTTCATGTGACCTCCATCAGAAGTTTGTTTATCTCAGCGTGTCGTTGCTTATGACATACTTGACAAAGCCACATGACGTCTAATGGCTTGTCGTAGTCTTCATGGTGAGCAAGGCTTTTTTGGTTTCCACATCTACAGCATGGCTCCCTAAGAAGAGTTCCATGTCGCAAAGCCTTAGCAACAGCTTTGTGGGCATAGCCTCTTCTCTTATCTTCCGCTCTCCATGCTCTTGTAACATCCGTAGTTGCTGCAATACGGTGAGCAAGTTTTGCACGCTCTCTGTCATATTGACGAACCCTTTCCAAGTTCTTTGCTCGATGTTGATGGACATCTTTCTTTGCGCATTGCTTGCACTTATTGAGATGCCCATCACTCATCTTTGCGTGTTTATAAAACTCATCAAGGGGCTTTTCAACTTCGCACTTAAAACAAGTTTTGAAACGAATCATGCTGTACTCCTTGTGCAGGGAATACAACCATTATAGACCCGTTTTAATTAAAAGGGATATCACCATCATCTTTCCGCTTGCTAGGGAAAGGGTTGACATTGCCGGGGCCGGTACTCTCAGGCGGCACCCAAGTATCTTCTTTGATCGAAATTAGCGCACCCCCTTTCGTGTCCTTAGTCCATGCTGCCAGCTTGATAGTGTCACCCGGTGCGTAGTGTTCAGATACTTTGAGTTCACCACGCCAATCAGGGCTACTAGGCGACTTCTTGTTACGATTGCTCAGTAGCACCCCTGTACCCATCTTGCGTTCAATGTCTGGTCGATCCATGTTGCTTCTCCTTAACTAATGAATAACGTGCGATTTCTTTCTTTCCAACACGCACCGTTTGCGTCACGATGGTGTGTCCATCTTTCCTAAGTTCCTCAATGCGTGCCGCCAGCCGTAGCACGCCGTACAGTCTTAGGCTATCAAGGGCTGTAATGCCATCACCTTGCTGCAAATGATCTAGGATCATGGCTGATTGCCCCTTGCCGCTGGCTGGCTTCAACCCTTTTTTATCTGCTGATCGCAAGCCTCCTTTGCCTCTTTAACCCCTCTCGTC